TCATTGCGCGATGCTGCGCACGTAGGCCTGACAGGCCTTCAACGCGATCAATCCTTCGTCGCCGTCACTGGTGATGCCGACAATTCGTTGAGCATGCGCTGGGTCAAGTTGGGCTCGCGTGCCTCCATGAACCACGCTGCTGGAGCCGGAGGCTTCTCGCACCCCACTGCTACCACTCGGGACGGTGGTGGGGCCGGCGAGTAGGACTGACAGCCGCAATTCAGCAGTAGCAAGACGGTCACGCAGGCGAGCCTGGTCATTCTGTTCATCGGTCAATTCCTTGTAGTGGGCCTCATCACTGGCCTGCAGGCGGTCTTCCAGTTCGCGGCGCCGCCCTTGCTCTTCTTCCTGCCAATCAATCACGGCTACGGCAGCCTGCTCACTCGCTCTCTGGAATGCTTCGACCTGCACGGCCAGTTGCTGGCCGTAGCTGTTAGCCTGCCACAACCACACCACCCGACCGCCTAGGGCGAGCCCTAGCAGCAACCCCAAGAAGGCCAGACGAAAATCCATGCCTTTCATGGCAACACCTTCAGAGCACGCTCATACAGCACTTCACGGTCTGCCAGACCATTGATACCGCCATTGATGCGTTTGGTGATCAGTACAAAAGCCCCTTTGTCAGCCAGCGTATTGAGCCCTGCTCGATGCCAGAACCACCCAGCAGACAGACATGCATAGACCGGGTGCTCAAGCAGCTCAGGCGTGTTGAGCAAACGACTGTCGCAAAACAGTGCCTCGCTGCAGGCTTCATAGTTGTCCCGGCCTGTGATCTGAATCAGCCCCCTGCCCCGGTACTTCTGACCGTCACCATCTGGCTCTGGCGTATTACCCAGACGCTGAGCCAAAGTGCCCGTATCGTACTTGGCCAGATAAGCGTCACCGCCTAACTCCCGGACGTAGCGAAGCTGGCCGGACTCATGGCCGATCTGGGCGATGAACGCGGCAGTACGCAGTCGGGTGACAATCCCATACTTGCCCATAGCGGCATTGAGGGCGGGAACAAAAACGCCGGCTTTCTGGCCGGCGCTTGGAAGAATCTGCAGCAGCTGCTGCTCGGTGATAGCCATCGAGTGTATCCCTGAGTAAACGGTAGGTAAGAAAAAGCCCCGACAGTGCGGGGCTCTATTGGTGTTGTTCGGCGATCCAGGGCGGCGCCACGGGTCGGTACTCGATCACAGGGAACTGCTCCGACTGGGGCCAGTCGCGGAGCGCCTGCATGTAAACCAGCAGCCCTTGGAACTGCTCAGCCGTCAGCGAGGTACCGGCCCCTATTTCCTGCTGGTCGCGGTGCCGAGCGGAAAGCCACTGCGTGGCATTTATTTCACCATTTCGCCAAGCGCGCTCATCATCAGCCAGTTGCTCAGCTGTGCGCGCCGGGAACGGGACTTTAATAACTTCCCCATCGCTACTTTTAATCCACTGACCATCACGCTCATTGATCGAGCGCAGGAACGTCTCTTCGCTGATTTCAATGGCGTCCTCGGGCACATCACAACGCCGGCTGTCGAACCGGCCAATCAAAACCGAAGTAACAGGATCAAAAACGGCATACTTCATGTCATACCCCCCACGCGAAGAAAAAGTGTTCGGTACTGGAACCTGCTGCGGTACCACCGGCAGAGTAAGAACGGCTGCAGGTAAAGTTCATAGCGGCCAACGCACTGACGTTTAGGCTTTCCACACGGTTAAGGCTTCCCAAGATAGGGACACCCACCACCCCGTAGCAGTTGCTGGAGAACGACGTGGGAAACGCTTGAACGACCGCCCCAGCTGCCCCACTCACTCGACCCCACTGCACCATGAATCCGCCAAGCCAGGACGGCAGACCGATGTACCCGGAAGTACCAAGCGAGTAAGCAACACCTGTTTTCAGTTTTTTAGGCGTGACAATCGTGGTGTCATCCGCGCCGTCATTGACCTGTAACAGGCTGGCGATTCGCTTGGTGATGGCCTGGAAGACCCTTAGGGCATTAACTGGCTTGGTTTCATTAGTGCCAGTCTCAGCCTCAACCTGAGTGGCGAAGTCAGACTTGAGGCCATCCGTAATGCCATAACCCGCCAAGGTCGTCGCCTTGTTAGCTTTACCCGCAAGCAGATTGAGCATCGTGGTCGCAAAGTTAGGGTCATTGCCCAAAGCAGCTGCCAGCTCGCTGAGGACGTCCAATGACGACGGAGCAGAACCCACCAACGCATCAATAGCCGCCTGCATAGCCGCATTACTTTCAGCCCTGGTAAAAGCGTCGGTGATGCCAAATCCGGCCAAGGTAGTGGGGTTCGTGCCCCCCGTAACCCGGCCATCGGCACCCACCGTGACACTTTTATAACTACCCGCAACCACGCCGGTCTTGCCGAAGACCTGTTCAAAGGTCAGTGCAGTGGTACCCAGCGTTGGCGGCGTAGCGTTGGACAGGCGCCAGACAGAGCCGCCGTTGACCGTGCCTGCATCCACACCGACCAGCATGCCGGGCTTCACCTCGACGCTCTCGTCAGCATCGAGCGCACGCACCCATGCCCCAGCAGCCACGACATAAATGCCGTTCTGTGCGCCGCTGGCCTGATTCTTCACCAGCACCCGGTCACCGGCGACCAGCACAATGGCGTCGATTGTCTGGACGCCACTCAGTGCAATGGCGCCCGTGGTTGCAACCCGGACAGAGTTTTTAATGCCCTGAGACACCAACCCCTGAATGGCCTTGAGCAACTGGTTGGTCTGCCCCTCGGCAGGTGCAAAGCCTGCCGCCTTGATCACATTCAGCAGCTCCTGGGTGACCGCGTTACCCCAGGCAGACGGGATCAGGGAACCGGCCTGACCGGTTGTGGGATTCTCGTCGGCAAACTGGCCATCCACCAGGCCGACATTAGGCACGCTCTTTGGGTAATCCATTCAGTCCTCACCATACTTAATAAATTCAACCGTATGCGCCGGCGCGCTACGGCGCAGCACACACTCCAGGGCGCCGCTTGGGTTGCCGCCGAATTGCTCACCGAAGTAGCTCACGCCGAAACGGCGACCAAGGCGGCGCCGAGGCCCGGTTTCAAGCGTCCACATGAACTGCGCGACCCACGTACCGAAGTGCGCCGCACCGAAGCGTGAGCGCCCGAAGCGCGGGGCTCGGTGCTCAATTACGCGGGCCTCGGGGTAGCCATGACTGATGGCTAGCTCAACGAAGTACGCCGGTGACTGACCGCCAACCCCGACCAGACGACGGCGCACCGCCAACTGGCGATCCTCAAACTTGGGCGAATCCCCCAGGCAAGGGTCGGGCAACCGCATGACCCGCTCCCAGTCGGGGACCAGCTCACGAACGGTTTCGGGAAAGCTTTCCTCCAGCAAGTCGGCGGCGCGCAGATCCTCCCGGGCCAGCTCTTGGGCGGCAGCCTGCAGCAGTTGGTCCACTTCGGGGTTCAGCTCTTTGTCCCACGCGGGACCGGGCGGCAGCAGCGCCCGTAACTGCGCGTAGTAGTCGGAGGCGGTCCTTATCGCCACAGCACACCCCCATAGGTCAGCATCTCGTTGCGCGCCGCTACCACGTCGGCAGCCGGGCTGATCAGCTGATGATCACGCTCACCTAGCGCACCACTGATGGCCTCGCCGATGTGCGTCCAAAGCAGGCCGGCGCCAAGGTCCGACTCGCGGTTGTGCAGATCGACCAGGGCAGCCTCCACTGCCCGGCGTACTGCGCCGCTGTCGGGGATAATCTTCAGTTCGTACTGAACCGGCTTTTCCAGCGGCGGCAGTACATACAACTCGGCGGTGACCGGGCGCTGTTTCTCGATGTACGCCCGCACCTCTTCGCAGGCTGCTGCGCTGGGGATGGGGTCTAGATCGCCGTCACGGACGAAGAACAAACCCACCGTGCCCGGCCCCATCCAGTGCCGCACAAGCCAGGCACGGGTAACGCCCGGGACTTCCAACGCCCAGGTCACATAGTCATCTTGGTTGCCGCCGTGAGGGATCACCTGATAGGAGCGAATCACCCGGGCGCGCAGCGCCTCAATGCTCTCTTGTTCGGTACCGCCCTGCAGGCCAGGTGCATCAACGGTCACCGTGTCATTGATGCCCAGCACCGGGGAGATTAAGCGCAGGAGCGTACCGGCTGGGGTATTACCCAACTGGCCGGCCTCCAAGGCTTCCAGCTTGACCGTGCCGCTCTGACCGGCCAAGACAACGCTGGCCGTCACGCGAAAGCGCACACCGTCATCACGCTGCAGCAGCACGCCTGCATCGAGCAGCGCCGAGGCAGCACCGGTAAAGGTCGCGGCACCACTGGAAACCACCGCCTCCAAGCGGTCATGCTTGAGCCGCACCCGGGCCATTCGCCGCAAGGTGTCTTCATCCGCTGTATCCGGCAGGATCTGCGCGGCGATGTATTCCTGATGCCCGTAGCGCCCGAAGGAAGCCGCCGCCTGCACCCGAGCCAGCACCTCGGCGTCGGATCGCAGCAGGGCCGAGCCGCCCAGGTCAGACTGCGCCCGGCTGATCAGCGCGGGCAAACTTGGGGTTTCAAACGGCATTGATCACCACCCATAAATTCTCAAATGGAACGTCGATGGTTCGGCCATCGCGCAAGGTCAACACCACCCGCATTGCCAGCCGGTCAACACCGCGTGTCGTCGTTACGCCCACGGCCGTAACGCGCCCGTCTTCCAGCATCCAGGCCAAGGCCTCGCGGGCGAAGGCTTGAGCATCCCGCTCGGTGTCCGCCGTCAGCGTCCGCCGGCGCAACAGCCACAGGCGAGAGCCGATACGGTCGTTGGCCTGCGTGGGGAAACTGTCGCCCCACCAGCCAAAGCGCTGGGCGTCATCGAGCGGGTCATCAGGGCTTGCACGGCGCCAGGTCAAAAGACTGATCTCTGTCGCCCGACGCCAAGCCCGGTCGGTGTCGTCGCTTTCAATCAGCGGCATATCACCCTCCTGCCACTGGCTTTTTGTCCGAGCCTTCATGAACGTGCTGCATCTGGCTCACACCACCGGCAACCTGATCGCCCGCTGACTCGATACGGCCCGTGGTGCGAATCACAGGCGTGTCAAACTCCACGGCGTCGTCAGCCTTGACCTTAAGCGTCAGCGTCTCGACCTCGATCACCCGCCCGCGCTTGAAGTGCAGGTAGTCGCCCTCGTCGGTGTACAACGCCACCTCGCCACTTTTCAGCCCCTGCAGGCGAAACTGTCGATCAGCGACACACACCACCACGCCATGCGAACGGTCGCCCCCCACAAAGAGTGCGATCCCCTCGGCGCCCGGGTGCGCGTTTGAGGTGAAGCCATAGGGCTCAAAGTGCTCCAGGCCGTCTTTCACTTCACCGGCCAACAGGCGCATCTGCAGGCTTTGCAACTTGCTCGTCGCCTTGACCATCGTGACCACACCCCGGGCCAAAATCTGTTTTAGTCCGCTCATTGCTCGGGCTTCCAATCTGCTGGGATCAGGTATTCAAAGTTGTCCGCCTTGCCGCCTTTCTTGAGCTTGCGGCTGTTGTGCGGGTCTTTCGGTTCAGGGTCGAAGCTGTCCGGCGGGGCCACCGTGATGTTGGCCACGGTGCCGCTCTCATCCAGGCTGTACTGGATTTCACTGATGAGCATGTCGCGGTCGATACCGACCCAAGGGTCGACAACCCGCACAATCATGTTGTGCAGCCACAGCGCCCCATTCGACTGCCGCCAACCCTGAACCTTGTACTGCAGGGTCAGCGCCTTACCCATGCGGCTGCCGCGTTCCCAGTTCGCCCGCGCCTCGGCAAGGCCGGGGGTCATCTGGCCGCTTTCGTGAATCATCAGTACCCGCTTACGCGCCGCACGCGGGTCCGTGACTTCAGCCTGCACCTCGGAGGCCTTGGCGCCGTGTTCGTCATCCGTGCCCGAACGCTGGCCAACAACCTTGTAGTCGGAGAACACCCCGGAAAAGTCGAGCGACGCCGAGCCGGTCAGGATGTTCTGGCCCAGTTCCAGCCGGTCAACCGCCCGCCCCGCGCTGCCCGGGTTGACGATCACCAGACGCCCCCGTGAATCGTCGGTGGACAGCAGCCGGGACAGCGTTAGCAGCCGGTCTATCGACTCAAACACCGTCTCCCCGGGCTCAATGCTGTGCTCAGCCAATTTGGTAGTCTCGGCCACCTGGCTCAGCACCTTGACCCCGTAGGGCTCGGCCAGGCTCTGAACGATCTGCTGCACACTCTGGCCACGCCACTGCCCGGGCTGATTGATCGCCGAGCAGTCGACCAGATCGGCCGTCAGCGAACGCCCGCTAATCGCCCGGTTCACCGTCTTGCTGTCGTAGTTCACCGGAGTAGCGAAGACCCACCCAGTCAGCACCAGGTCATCACCAATCAACACCTCGCAGAAGTCGCCCTGCCTTACCGGAATTTCCTCAGCCTGATCCGGCCAGCGCCACGTCACATCCAGCGAAAAATCTCGGGTCTGTCGCTCGATGCCGGCACTGATGCTGGCTTTCTTCCAGCCGCGATAATCCAGGCCGTTCACGCGCAGCGTGACAGCGTTTAACGGGTTCATGGGTTACTCCTGGGCGATGTGCAGCACCCCGACAGGCAAGAACCCCGGGTGCGGCACTTTGTTACGCGTAACGATTTCAGCGGCGCGGGATGCGTCGCCAAAGCACTGATAGGCCAGCACCAATGCGGGCAGGCTTTCCTTCGGCTCAATCTCAACCAGGCGAACGCCCGAACGGGCCACCTCGGAGAGGTGCCCTTTAACGTGCTTGCGCACCGCCTCGATCACCTCAAAGTGTTCATGCGATGCCGACAGCCCGGCCTCCCACAGCGCCGCGCTAAGCCCATCACGCAGGCTAATCACGTCATCTGCTGCCGGGACTTCTGGCCGCTCCAGGGGTGACGCCACCTGCTGCGCCAAGGCTGGAACACCGGGCAGCTCGGCAGGCGCTGACACCACCGGCATCAGCGCGGCTGCCCGTACGGCCTTGACGATCAAGGCATCACGCATCAACTCCCGTGCCGCCTTGACGGCAGCGGCTGTCGCCAGCCCGCCCGGTGGGTTGGTCATCAGGTCATCGAACTGCTGTTCGGCCATCAACTGCCGGGCCAGTTCAAGCTGTGACGTGATGCCACGACCCGAGTCCACGAACCCCGAAAAGACCTCTTCGGTGCTCGCCAGGCGCGCCACGGTATTGGCAAACTCTGGGTCAGCCGCCACCGTGGCAGAGCTGCTGGACGACGGCGACCAGCTGTAACCCGACGACCGAGTGCTGCCGCCCACGCTGGAAAACTGCGCCCGGATCATGGCCGAGAAATTACCCGGGGCATTGATCAGCATGTCAGCCAGCGCCTCAGCCGAACTGACAAGGCCAAGCACCTGGCTAAACTCCCGCTGAATCGCCATCTGAATCCCGGCGATACTGTTCTGCAGCGCCGTTACCGCCATGCGCGCCCGGTTGACCACCGCCATCGCGGCTTTGTAGCGGGCCAGCGCGGACTCCAGAAAGCTCTCGCTGGACGCCTCTACCTGCCGCGAAGCCTTGGGCACCCCGACCGGGTAGCCCTTTTCCCCGGCTTCGATAAACACCAGCTCAAACCGCACGATGCCGCCCTCGCGGCGCTCATGCGAAACTTGGCAGCCATCCCCGGCGGTGACCAGCAAGCGCCCGAACCACGGATGTACCAGCTCGCCCGCCCCGGGTTTATCCAGGGCATTGAGCAGATCGTCCCGCCGATCCAGGCAATCGTCACCGCCGATAAAGGCCGTCAGTTTGATTTCGCGGGTCTTGCTGCCCATGTCCTCCACCAGCGGCTTGTCCCGCTGGGGGTATTCGTGGACCTGCACCCGCCGCCCGACTGGCGTAGCGTCACTGTCGACCAGAAACGCCACGCCGCGAAACGAAGCCGGGTGCAGTTGATCGCGCCACGTCGTCATCCTGCCTCCCTACCCAATGAGCGATAACCGACTGACGGGCTTACCGACAGCCCAGGTTGATTGGTCTTCGCAGGATCAACACGCATGCCCGGCGGTGCATTTTCAAAGCGCACCACCATTGACCCCTCCAGTTCGGTGCGAGCCGCGGCTGTCGCAGCAGCAGCCTGAACCAACGAGCCACGGCTTTGCGGCAGGCTTCCTGCAGGCAAGGCCGAGCCACCCGCGCTTAGACTTGGTCGACCAGTACCCGAAGCCTGAGCAACCTGAGTACCCGGTACCACACTAACCAACGCCAATGGCGCCATGCCGGGCAACGGCTGATTGGCAGGGTTACGCATCAGGCTGGCCACCCTCGTGGCCTCTGGCATCAACTCAGGGGCTTGAGCAATCGGCTCATTCAGGCTTCCAGGCACTGGCGCTTTTAGCAAATCACCAGTAGATGGAATGCTGAACCGAGCGGCCATGGCCTGTTGATTAGCGGCGGCCTGGGCGCCTGCGTTGGCCACCAACAAGGCGCCATCCCCCTGCCCCAAGACCTCGCCGTTTAGTTGGTTTTTGGCATAAGCGGCGCGCTGAACTTTGGCCGTGATGCCCTCGCCGCCGTCATCCATCCCCATGAATTTCATAATGGGTTCGATGTACTTACTGACCGTATCCCACAGATCTTTGAAGAACTTGGATACCGGCTCCCAGTTTTCGATGATCATGCCTAGCGGCGTCCAGGAAGCGAACGCCTTGAAGACATCCCAGGCGGGCACTGTATATGCCTTGATAAGCTCCCATAGCGCCGAAAAAAAAGGCGCCACAGTCGACCAGTTCGCAATCAGCACACCCGCTGCAATCGCAACACCACGCACAACTAGGCCGATAACGCTCATTTTTGCCACGCCATCCATCAGCACGAGTGCTGCAGTAGCCCCCGCCGTGGCCAAGCGCAACACGGTGAAGCCGACCGCTGCGCCGATGATGCTCTTGATCAGCCACGGGTGCGCGCCGGCCAACTGGGTCACGCCGGTGATGATCGGCCCGACCGTCGCCATGAAGTCGTTAAGCGGCGGCAGTAGTACAGAACCGACCGTAATGCCCAGCCGGGTCACGCGGTTCTTCAACTGCTGCAGAGCGTTTGCCGTCGTAGCCGCCCGAGACGTGTACTCTCCCTGCATGGAACCGGCGTATTTCGTCGAATCCCCAACACTGGCCAGATTGCTTTTCAACAGCTGCAAGTTGGTCAAGAGCGGGGTAATTGCCGCCACTGACTCACTGCCGAACAGGTTGGTCAGCAGCGCCGGACGCTTGGCCGCGTCCACTTCGGAAATCCGCTTGAGCAGGTCTAGCATGGTGCCCTGCGAATCCTTCTGCATGCCCTCCGCGACTTTCTTGGAGTCCAGGCGCAACGACTTGAAGGCCTCGGCTTGTGACTTGGTCGCAGCCGTCCCCTTTGTCATGGCCAGCATGAAATTCTTGATGCCCGTAGCCGCAACATCCTGCTTCACGCCGACCATCGTGGCGCCAATCGCTGCGATCTGCGCCGAGGAAAAGCCCGCTACCTCACCCAGCGCCCCCACTTCGGTCACGATCGAGGACAGCTGCTTGGTATTGACTGGCCCAGAGTTCCCCAGGTAGTTGATCTGGTCTGCCAGCTCTACCACGCCATCTTGGGTCAAGCGGAACGCCGTGCGCCACGTTGCCATCATCTTGCCGGATTCGTCAGCCGTCTGGTCGAAGGCGACACCCATTTTCACCGCGTCTTCAGCAAACTGCTTCAGGTCTTCCCGGGCGATACCCGACTGACCACCCGCCGCGACAATCTGCGCGATGCCTTCGGCAGCCATCGGCAACCGCTCGGACATGCTCAGCACGTCCTCACTCATTTCCTTGAACTGGGCCGGCGTCTCAAAGTTGACGACCTTCTTGACGTCGGCCATCGCGCTTTCAAAGCCGATGGCAGCCTGAACCCCCATGACAAAAGGGGTCGCAATGGCACCCCCTTGAATCGCATCCATGAAGGTGATTTTGCCGAGGCCTGAGCTATTCAACTGCTTGCGCAGAACGGCTGCGTTCTTGCGCACCCCACTCAACACCGGCGACAACTTGTCGACGCCAGTGATGAGCGCCTTTAGCTGGAACTTATCCGCCATTGCCGCCCCCTAACATCGCCTGGATTCGCCACGCGTTTTCTTCACTCTCAAACAACTGGTCTAACGGCCAGTTCATGACCTCGTTCGGGTTCACTTTCCAGAACCAGGCGAGGTCATAGACCAACTCGGTCAGTTGCTCGGGGCTTCGGAATCGGGGGCTTTCGTCGCCGGCTTCAGGAAAAAACCAATGACCATCCACACCAGTGTGTTCAGGTCGAAAATGTCCAGTTGGTTAACCGAGCTGGGGGGAATGCCGGCACACACAGCAATGTACTTCGATGCAGCTTCAGTTTCGGCAACTGGTCGATTGTCTTCGCCCAAGACGTAGGGAAACACTTTGATGTTGCGAATTTCCTGAGGGGTTGGGCGACGCAGGGTCAGTTCGGTCAGTTGATCACCGTGAGCCTGAATCGGTACGGCCAACTTATGGGTAGTAGTGCTCATTATTGCCAGTCTCCAGAAATACCATCGAACTTGATCGCAACCTTTGCGTCATCGGCAGACATTTTCATTTCGTCCACCACATACGCACCGGACAGCACGTAACAACTGCCGTCCTTGAACTCGGCGGTGACCGTCATGTTGGTGCCGTTTTCCAGCTTCGCCTGAGGGAAACCCGGGGTTTTGACCGCATCGACCGACACATAGGGCGTCAGGTCTTCTTCCTTGAACACCCCCGTGGTAATCGTCTCGCGCTTGAACTTGGACAACGGCACCTCAACGCCGCCGGTAATCGTCAACTGCTCGCCGTCGACCTTGATGTAACAGGTGCCCGCGACTTTCTGACCCATAAAGGGATCTCCCATAAAAAAGCCCGCACAAGGCGGGCCGGGGTGGATGTGGAAGGGTTACGCCGCGTCTTCGTACTGCAGGCGGAACTGATAGAGCAGCGCAAACACGCGCAACTGATTGACCAGATCCGGCGGGAACAACACGTTCAGGCGGTTCGGGTTGCTCGCGTCGCGCTCGACAATCAGCTGCGCCTTGAACAGCTCGGTGTTCTCAACGATCCCGGCGCGCTCCAGCTCACGATACGCCGCGATCAGTTCGCCACGGATCACCAGCGGCGTGACGATTGCCTGGCCAGCGCCGAAGTTGGTGCCATCGTTGGCCAGCTTGCAGCGCCCGTACTTGCTGGTAATCCGACTGCGCAGGTAGCGGATAACGTGCGCCGACTGGTGCAGCGTTTCGCTGTCCAGATAGGAGTCATCCGGCTGGCCGAAGGCGTTACGCTGGTAGGTCGTCACGGCGCGCTGAATGCGGTACTCGCCGCCACTGCTCGATGCCGTAGCAATGCCGCTTTTCAGCAGGGAATCCGCCTCGGACAGCATGAAACGGTCGCTCGCAGCAGCGGGAGCAATAGCCCCCAACACACCGGTCTGCGTGGGCCGAGCCGGATCCGCGCTGATGAACACCGCCGTGCGTGCCCCCCACTGCGCCGCGACCTCCCAGACGGGCTGGGGCACGCCAGGTTCAAAGCCGTGAATCGTCATGTGCGGGTCATTGCGCAAGCGTCCCGCCGCCACCAGTTGGCCGAGCGTGCCGCGCTTGGCGCTGTACACATGGCCATAGAGCTGCTTGGCCCACGACCAGCGACCGGCGCTGTCATCCATGACGTCTTTCCAGTCATCGAGCGTAGCGCTGTCGGTCCAGGGCTGGGTGATGAACTCAAACTCTTCATCGCCCAGCGCTGCCAGCGCCATGGCCATGTCAGGCGAACCGACACCGCCAGTCATGGCAGTGACTGCCAGCACCAGGCCTGCCGGCGTTACCTCGCCATTGACGCGGCCCAGGCGATTCAGCTCGACTTGAATGTCGTTGCCGAGGTCACCCTTGAACTTTGCCGTCAGCGTCACGACAGCGCCTGCAGCCTGAGCAGTAACAGGCAGGTCAGTAGCCGCGTTGATGCTGGTCGCCAAGCCGGTGGCCACCGCCTCAGCCGACGCCGAGGCAACCACGGCAGAGCGTACACGTTGGCCAGCTACGTAGAGGTTGATCAAGCCCGCCGCTGTCACGCTGCCCGTTACGGTAACGCTGCAGGTCGCTGCCACGCCGGTATCGACCTTCAACGGCAGGCACCAGACCTCACCGGCAATGTCGATAGCGCGGTGCTTTTGGTGCATTGCGGCCAGCATCGAGCCGGCGCCGCCGATGGCAATGGCTTCAGAGGTCCGCGACACCAGCACCAGGCTACCGATTTCGGCGGCATCGGCGTTGTCGTTGACCTGGCCAATGATCAGGCGGCGAAGTCCGGCACCGGCGCCGCTGTTCGCCATCGAGTTATCAACCTCGGCGTAGAACAGCGGGACACGAATATCAGACGAAATACTGCTGAAACCGACGCTCATACCTTGACCTCTTTCTTGGGCTTGGTTTCTACCACGTCACCCACATTCAGGCGGCGCACCCAGTACGCGTTGCGGGGCACATAGGCGCCCTCTTCGGGCAGCAGTTCGCCGCCCTTCTCCGGCATCGGGTTGTCACGCCCCGCTACCGGCTTCAGGTAAATCTGAGTCATTGAGATAAGTCCTCTCGGGTTTTGATTTCGATACGCCCGTCAGGCCCCTCGGGGGCGACATTCCGGTCGACCACGGGGTCGATAAAGTCGAACGACGTGTCGACCCCCTCCAGCGCAGGCAGGCCCAGCAGCGTGCATTCCTGCCATGTTTCCGGGCTGGTACCAGACCCAATGGTTAAGTTGCCCAGCTGGAAGTCAGCGAAGAACCGGAACCGGTAAACCACCCGATCACGGTCGATTAGCAGCAAAGAACCGCCGTCATACAGCAGCTGCCCGTAATCCTTATCAGGCTCAAACCCAACCAGAGCGCGCCAGAGACTGGCCCGAACCAAATGCAACTGGTCGGCAACCTGCTGCCCGCGCTCGTCGTAGTTCTTCAGCACGACGCACACATCAATGGCGTCCCTGACCTGCTGAACAATGACGTTCTGCTGATCCGGCTCATCGGCCCCGTCGCCGGTGGGGATCACATACGCTGCAGGCAGCTTCATCAGCGCACTGCCCTTTACCGGGTCCCAATCCAGACCACCCGCCACCCGGTTTTCAAAAGACGGGCAGCGCTGTTTCAGTTGCTCGATCACTGGGGTGATTCGCATGCTTTCCTCGCGGGCACAAAAAAGCCCCATTACGGGGCCTGAGCGGCGCCTGTGGCGTCAGTTCAACAGCGCATCGGCAAAGGTCTGCCGCAGGATGCGCTGGACGTCCGCCTTGGTGTCCGCCAAGGCATCGGTCATGTAGTTGTCTCGCGGCGTGATACGCCACCCGTTTCCCTGCCGGGCAGCCACCAACGCCTGCCGCTGGCCACTGGCACGGCGATTACTCTTTCCACGCCCCTTGCCCGGGGCTAACGCCCGAGGCCTGGCCCCAAGCCGCACCCCATAGTGCAGATACGCGGGATAGAACTCTTCCATGCTTTCGGTCTTGGTCGGCGCAATACGGACCAGAAAGCCAGAGCGCGACACCTTGTAGCTGATCGAGTCGACCGTCGCGCCGGTTCGATTCTCCGGGTAGCCTGCCTGCCCACCGCCAAGCGCCAGGTTCATCTGCGCACGGCCAGTAACCAAGGCACCAACCTTACGCATGCCTGCCCGAACCTTGCGCTTGTTGAAGGCTTCAAAGTCGAACTTTTCAAAGCCTTCGATATGCAGGTAGCCGTCAACGGAAACCGAATTGCTCATCGCTTCCCCCTTCGCTGGTAGGCGGACCATCTGGCCCCAGCTCCTCAACTTCGATCACCGACCACACCATGCGCCCTGCCAGATCGGTTGGCCGGCGGACGCGAAACACCCGATCATGCCAAACGAGTTCATGCGCCGAGTCCAAGCCCGGAATGTGGCGGCAGCAAAGGCGGTGAGTGATCTTGTTGCCGGTTTGTTGAGCATTGGCATAGGTCGCCGTTCCCAGCGGCTCAACCTTTACCCAGCGGTTGCAAACGTGGGTGAACTCAGGCGCCAGGCCGGCACCTGCTGGTTTGTCGACACGAACTCGAACAGCCATGCGAGCGCGAAGCTCGCCCGAGGAAGGCTCTCTGATCGCCATGGCTAGAACCTCGGCGGCACGGTGATATCCGACAACAGGTGGTCAACGAAGCTCGACGGGACTTCAGCCAGGGATTGCCCGACGACCAAAAGCCCCCGGTGGGTGAATACCGTTTCCGCCGCCATCAGCAACCAACTCAACACACCGGGGTAGGCCTCCAAGTCCACACCAGCCCGGTAACGGATTCGCAGTCGGCCATCGGGTCGGCCTCTTGGAAAGTGCAGGTAGCTCTCCCTCCCTCCTTGGCTAAGTTCCACCTCGCCGGTAAACGGACTTACCTGCCCGGCGTCTCCCAGCACTACCACGGACTCGACGGCAACCACCTGGCCAACATCCAGCGAATGCCCCGACGGATACGCCGCCGGCCAGTCCTCCTCGTAGATCGCTTCACGGATTGCCGCTCCCGTCTTCGATTCGCCTTGGCTCGTCACTCCGGGGATGATGATCAGGTTGATCAGCTCGGGCTGAAGATCTTCCGGTTCAGCCTGACACTGATACGCGACCTGCTCCAACGTCAGCACGGGCGCCCCCGTGTAGGCAATGCGGCGCGCCATGATCAGGGCTTGTCTTCGTCGTCTTCCGGATCAGTTGTGTCCGGATCTTCATTCGGTGGTGGCTCCGTCGATGGGCCGGACTGCGCTGGCACTTTCGCAGCCGGGGCCGGCTTGCCCTTACCGCTACCGGACTTGCCAGCTTTCTTGCCTTCGTACAACTCAGCACGGCCGCCATCGATCAGCGACTGCGCTACATCTTCCTCGAAACCCGCTACCTCGCCCTTGCCGTAGCCACGCCAGGCGCCGGTGAACATAACAATTGCCTTTGCCATAAACACTCCATCCAGTTGAGCGGCCCCGGCTCATCCGGGGCCAGGGATTACATGCCAGCGCCCCACTTCACAGCGACCGCGACCACGATGCTCTCGACATGGCGCGGGCCGAAGTCGTGCTTCGCGATCACACGAAGCAAGGTCTGGTCACGCTGGAAGGCGCTGACCAGTTCGCCTTGGGCGTCCTTGTAGGAAGCCTCGTTGCTGAAGCTGAGGGTCAGGTCCATGTCTTCACCGATCATGCAGTCAGCGAAGTTGACGAAGTAGATCTCGGTTTCGTTGCCGTCAGCACCCAGGTTCACTGGGATCTGGTTGCTCAGGCCGACTGGGTAGCCCTTGAGCATGCCAGCATCGATCTCCGGGTAGGCCTTGTTGCCGTTGCCGTCTCGCAACGACTGCAACCAACGCAACACACGCGGCGCCATCAACCAGCCGCACGACTTCATCATCACGTTCGCCGTTTCCAGGCGCAGCATCATCCCGCCCAGGAACAGATCGATCTTCTCCAGGGTCAAGCCATCCACCACGGGCGCAGGCAGGATGTTGAACGGCAGCGCCCAATGACGCATACCCTTGGGCAACGAACCGGAACCGTCAGCACGGATGAAGTGCAGATCCTCCGACAGCCCCATGCTGACAGTCAGATCGTTCAGCACCAGCCCATCGACGCGAGGGTTAACCCCGCTCATGGCCAGCAGATCGTTGGAGATCGGCACGATGGCCGCTGCTTTCTTCGCCGACAGCTTGGTGTCAGCGAACGTCATGCCGGTGATCGGGATATCGGTATCGCTACCGATGTAAGTCACCACAGTGTTGCCGGTGATACGTGGTTGGGTCAGGTTGCCGTTGTTCAGCGGCAAGCTGGTCACCCCCATCTTGCGAACAATGGACACAGGCCGAAGCGACTCAATGATGTCCGTCGCGAAGTTCTGCGGCACCAGAACTCCGCCAGCTCCTGGAGTAACGGCGCTCAGAGCCATGTGAACATCAGCAGGGAAACCGCCGTCTTTGGCCATCTGAGCAGCAGTCTGCTGGTTGCCCTGCGCAGCAGCCAGCAGGCGCGCCATCTGCGCCATACCAGTGCCGGGCTTGGCCTTTTCGCTGAACGGGCCGGAAATGCTGCCTTGAGGTGGGCTGGTAGCGCCTTGGGCCGACTCGCTGACCGGCACCGCGCTCGCAGCCGCCATCCGCTCAGCCGACTCTGCACGACTGATCTTGGCGGTCAGATCGTTGATCTGCGATTCCAGGCTGGTGAACTGCTGCAACTGCTCGGCGCTCAAGCTCCCACCACCCGCCTCGATCTGGGCCAGCGCCTGCACCTGGGCAACCAGACCGGCGCGTTCGTTACGCATTTGAAGTACAAGGGACATGCTGCCTCCTGGGCATAAAAAAACCCGCACTAAGCGGGTCTGGATTCAGTTGTTACGGTTGATAGGGTCAAGCGAGCGATTGCATCGCCAACGCTGCTGCACGCACGCTGATGCGGCTTGATTGGCGCGTTGCGCGGTTCTGCGCAACAGCACGCGACAATTCATCAACGGTGTGCTGAGGGTTCTGCATGCGGTCAGCCAACCCTGCATTGATTGCATTCTGACCGCGATACAGCGCGGCCTCGGTGGCGATCACCTTGGCGACCGGCAAGCCGCGATACTCGGCGACAGCATTCACAAACATCTGGTAGCTCTCCTGCACCAGCTCGTCGAGAAAGGCCAGTGACTGCTGCGTGATAGGCTCATGCGGCGACAGGTCGTTCTTGTGCGCCCCAGCAAACACTGTGGTCACCTTGACGCCCATCCCCTCTTCCATCTTCGAGCGGTCCATGTGGCTGGCAATAACACCAATGGAGCCGACCCCACTGGTGCGACTGACCACCAGCTCACTGCAGGCCGATCCGATCAGGTAGCCGCCGCTGTAGGCCATGAAGTTGACCAGGCCGGTGATCGGCTTTTGCGCGGTCATCGCCCGAATATCGTCGGCCAGTTCGAAGGCACCTACGGCCGAGCCACCGGGGCTGTCGATATCCAGCACGATGTGCTCGACCATCGGATCACCCACAGCACGCTGCAGCTGGGAGCGCAGCGTTTCATAGCTGGTCATCGTCTCGCAGGCATTGAGGTGACTTCCACGGCTGACCAACACACCGCTGACCGGGATGACCTCAATGCCACTCTGGGCAATGGCATTACGCCGTTGTTCGTCTGCGAATGCCACACGGTCGATGGGATCGTCATCCTTCCACAGCTGCGCTGCGCCGGTACCGAGATTGACGATGTTCAGGCTCATGGTCTGGTTGGCCCAGCGCACACCCAGGTCGAGCATATCGGGCGTAACCAACAGGGGTTGATTGAATAGCAGGCTGGACGCCCGCAGGTAAGATTTACTCATTGGGCAAGAATCCTCCCGATCTCGGCATGCTGCATTTCCAACTGGGCACGCACGGTGGGGTTGCTCAGGTCGGGCTGTTTACCAGCGTCGACCATGTTTAGGGGCTGCAGGTAGATCTCGCCGCCTTGCACCGGTGGCATGTTCTCCAGGCGCCGAATGTCGTTGACACTCAACCAGCCCCACTGTCGACCAATGGCGTAGGCCTCATAGCGGCTTTTCTGGTCGCCGCGCAGCAGGCCGGACAAGTTGAACTCGATGAAGTAATCCCGCCGATCCTTCGGCAGTAGGAAATCGCGCATCATTGCCTGTTCATGACGCTTCACCCACGGCAACAGGGCGAACACCACGAACTGAATCATCAGTTGCTCAAGGGTGTTGTAATTGGACTTATCCAGGTCGTTCACCATGGGCAGCGGGATCTTGTAGATCCGCGCAATGTCCAGCCCGGTCAGCTTCATGATGCCGACGATCTCGGCGTCGACGTTGGTCATCGACACTGGCTTGAAGGTCATCCCTTCCTGCAGCAGGGCGACCTTCTTGGCATTGTCCATGCCACCGAACTTCTGGCCCCACTGGTCAACGATCTTGTCGATGATTCCCTGATCCTTGATCGCGGGAGCCTCGCGGGGCCGCTCGATCACGCCGGACACCGCCACGCCGTTGGCGAAACTCTTGCCCGTGTATTGGCGAACAGCCTGGGCCAAGCCAATCGCGTCAGCGTGCAACTCGATGGGCGACATGCCGATGTAGGGATTGGTTCCGAACCAACGGACGTGGTGAACCATACGCATCGGCAGCGCCTCGCCACTGCCGATCCGGTAATACGGCAACAGGTCAGCGCCCTTGAGCACCTGCACCTGATCGTTCTTGAGCGACCACAGCGCGGTGACGTTGCCGTCCTCACGCCGGTCGATGAAGCTGTAGGCGTTGCCCCGTAGGCTGGCCGCCCCCTGATGCCGCTCCAGATACTCGCACGGAGTCTGGAAAGGGTTCGGCTGATAGCGCAGCACGTCGTACAGAGGATGGTTGATAGCCGATTCCCGCTGCCCTTTCTCCTTACGCTGGTAAAGCTCCAGCGGTAACTGGGCCACCGTCTCAGCCAGCAAGGTCAAGCAGTTCTGCAGGATCGGCAGGGCCAGCGCAGTATCCGGGGTTACCGTCACACCTGCAGAGCTTCGACCTCGACCGATCAAGCCACGCCAGAAACTGCTTTCCGGGTTTGTCAGTGTGCCCGCGCCCGAGGCGCGCAAGCCTGAAAAGAACATGCTCAGCCCCCTCCCCCAGCCACCTGGCGCGCCGCTGCCTGATCAGCCAGCCTTGCCCAGGCCAACAGCCCGACTCCGGCGACGATAAATGCAGCTGGCTGGTACAGCATCCAGATGCCCCCAACCAGCAGTGCAAACCCCAGCAGGCCCGCCAGCCAAGACAAAATTTGCAACCTCATATACCTACCCCTTCGTCGTAAACCGACGTGCCTGATGCTTCGGAAATATCACTGCTGATGCCAACCGCCATCACGGCAGCAACGATGCCGTCGATGCGGCCTGTGGCTTTGGATTTGTCGACCTTCCGGTTGTTGGCCGGATCGAACACGATCACCGCGTTGCCCGCGTTCCAAGTCATCACCGGGTTGTCATCGTGCAGGAGGGTCTCGACTACCTCAGTGGATGAGTCGACTTCAGACACAACCTCATAGTCCTCCAGGTCCAGCTCAATCACCGCCGACGGCTCTGCTTTGCGACCCAACAGGCGCCGCTCGAACTCATCGACGGCCGGCCCCATATCCTTGAAGCCTTGGCCGAACGGCTTGAGCTCGGGCAACGTGATACCGTTGTCGTTCATCAATGACAGCAAGTCCTCGATCCGCCACCGGTCGTAAGCGATCCGCCGCACGTCGAAGTAATCGCAGATAGTTTGCAGGCGCCGCAGCACATGCAGCTTGCTGATAGCCCTCCCTGGTGTGGTCTCCAGATGGCGCTCCTTGATCCATTGCAGATACGGCACGCGGTCGCGCTTCTCCCGGCCAGAAAGATCGTCGTCGGGGATCCAGAAGTACGACAGCGAGCGCCAGTGCGGATCGTGCGGCATCGGGCTGAACATCAGCACGAATGCGGTCAGGTCCGTGGTACTGGAAAGGTCCAGCCCACCAACGCATGGTCGGTTGCGCAAGACGCGCATCGGCACCCGTTCAGCAGCACCGCGCCAGATCTCCCAGGACAGCCAAGGCGATGTAGCCTGGGTCCACTCGCAGAAGTTCAAACGCCTGACAACGGCCTCTTTCGCTGGGAGTCCCTTCGCTTCGGCCACCTGCTCCCGCAAGTATTTGCGGCCTGGGATGCCGTCGGTCTGGCCCTCCAGAATGAAGTCCAGCGAGGGGTTCACCTTCGGCCAGCATGACTCGTCCTTGAACGGGTCATCACCCTTATCCAGCGAACAGATGAAAGCAAAGAACGCATCGTTGTCCTCTTTGCCCTCGCAGATTCGCACGCCCAGGTCGTGATACTGACCGCACACCGAGCCCTTGTCGGAGCCGCTGTTAGTAATCATCACAATCAAGGCGCGGCGCCGGAACTTGGTACCGGCCCGCATCATGTTCACCGCGCTGGCCGTCTTGTGCTCATGCAGTTCATCGATCAGCGCGATGTGAGGCCGAGGGCCGGACTGGCCTTCGTCGGAGCTGATCGGGCGGAAAAAACTATGGGTGCCGGGATAGAACAGGTTCCAGACCTTCTCATCGCGACCCGATTGCACCAGGCGCGCCGAGAGGTGTGGCGCCATGTTCACCATGCTGACCGCATCGCGGAACAGGATCTGCGCCTGGTCTTTTTTCGTTGCGGCAGCGTAGATCTCAGCCCGTTGCTCACCGTCAGCGACCAGCCCATACAGCCCGATCCCACCGACCAGGGGCGACTTGCCCGAGCCCTTGGCTGTCTCGATATACGCCTGGCGAAACCGACGATAGCCATCATCGGTGTACCAGCCGAACAGGCTACCGATAATGAATGCCTGCCAAGGGGCAAGGCGGAATGGCAGACCCTCGAAGTCACCGCCGTTCAGACACAGCACGTCCTCAAAAAAGCCGATGGCGCGCAGCGCCGCTTCAGCATTCCAGATCAGCCCGCGCTCATGTCCTTTTTCCAGATCCAGCAAATGACGCCGTGCAGCGTTGCGAACGTCTGGGCCAGCGATGATCGAGCCAGCCAGCACACAGTCAGCGAAGCGCTTTACCCGGCAGTCAGTTGAAATACTTTGCGGCAGCGTCTCGTCCTTCATTGGGGAACAAATCTCCTTGTGCCGCCGGTGCGGCTCTCATATTCCGGCGCGCCAAAGGAGACAACCCGAACTGAGCGCCGGCGGCGTTGGCACGCTTCTCGGCGTCGTTGGCCAACTGCCGCAGTACGTGGGTCTGCTGCGCGCCGGTCTTGAAGGTCTGAACTTCGCCGCCCAGGCCATCTACCGACTGAGCGTTGCGCTCAGCGATCAAGCGCTGGAAGCGCAACCAGTCGCCATAAGCCTGGCAGTATGTGGCGAGCGCCATCTGGTCGAGACGCGACACCCAACCCAGTGCCAGCAGCGCCTCAGTGATCCGGGTCCACTCGGCTGCTGCGTCACCGTCAAGGAAATCAGGCATAGGCGGCACAGCAGCCGGCACTGCCGGATCTTTGATTTCGTTCAACAGATCAGCCGGCGAACGCTTACTGCGGTTGCCGCTGAGCAGATGCACCGACGCGGGCAGACTAGGCCGCCCGGAGTTACCGTTTCCAGCCATGGGAAACCTCCAATTCTGATACCCCCCCTCCCTCATTTTTCCCGGTTTTGCACGCAGAGGGGGGCATGCGGTCAAGGAACAAAGGGGGAAAATGTCTTTTACCCCCCCTACCCCTGCCAGCCTGCCCGGCTGGGCCGGGGCGCCCACTGGCCTGCGCGCAGCGATCAGCGCCGGTGCCAGTGGTGATTCGGGTCGAGCGGAATGCCTGTTGCCGTGCAGCCCGCTACACGCCCACTTCGTTCAAGCCGTTGCTTGGCCGAGTCATGGCAGAGCTTGCACAGCGCCTGCCAGTTGCCCTGATCCCAGAACAACTTCCACGCAGCCTTGATCCGCTCAGGGTCGCCCGATTCCTTGGCGTCTTTCAGACGGGGCGGGATCTTGTGGTCAACCACCGACGCCGCAACAGGGCGGTGACCGGTAGAGCACATCGAGCAGAACGGACTCAGCGCCAGGAACGCATCCCGAGATTGCCGCCAGCGGTGGCCATAACCACGGGATGCACTGCTGCCGCGACGGTCATTGAGCTTACTCATTGCTGGTCGGGCACATCACAGACACCCAGGCGCTTTGCCGCCCACCGCTCGTACAAGCCAATCGCAACGTCTGCACCCGCCATCGCGGTGAGGCAACCGAACGCAGCCGACGCCCAGACCGAAACGCCCATGGAGTAAAGCAGCATGTTGGTCGACAACCCGCACACGATGCAGGCACCTGAACGCAGCACAATGCGCCGCGCCAACCCCCAACCACGAGCGCCTGCCTTATCCGCCCTCCACATCTCGCCGGACACGCCGCCCACCAAGGACAGAACGATTACCAGCCACAGCGGCATTTCGATTAACGCTTGTTGCTCATTGGTCATGAGAGCCTCATAGGTCGAATGCACGGCGCCGGAAAAAGAAAACCCCGCCAGATGGCAGGGTTCTCAATGCGCCGACGACTCGGAGCGGGCTTGCACAGCACAGTGCTTTGGGGAGCGCCTAAGCGCAATTTGCATATCGTGGCAACGTTTTACCCCCGACCGGAAAAACCGAAAAGAGGCAGTTTTCGGTTATCCGCTTCGACCCGACTTTGACACCACTTTGGCACCGCTTTGACACACTTTGCCCCGACGAACGGTATAGCCATGAACGGCGCCCATGCGCGCCATCAGGATTGTCATTACCTGCAGATGCAGCGCCTGCACCCAATTGCGGTAAGTACGATCAGCCCCTTCAGCCAGGCCAACCTCACGCATCTGCTCGCGCACCGGCACACCGTAGTGGTATCTGAACCGGGCCAGCTTCGCCAGCGCTTGGCCCCGATCATTGCGGCGCTCCAGCTCCGCAATGGCCGCATCAACCTCAGCAGCAGCGTAATCCATCCCTGCACCTGCCCCGGCGGGAAGCCGGGTACCAGGCGTGCCACGAGGCGCACTGCCCTTCCACTCCATGATGGTGCCCATCTGGCTGCCCAAGCTGGCCTCATGGCCGAACCGGGCTTGCTGCTCACCCCAATGCCGCATAAGGCTCTCGATGTCATCAATCATCCCTGAATCCCCCGAAAATCACGCACCCAACACAAAACAGCGATACCCAACACAAACCCAACACACATAAAACCCAATAAATTCAATATCTTTAGAGCCAGTGTGTTTACTGTGTTGGGTTTGTTGGGTTTTTCTTGGATCGCATGGGGATTCTTTTTCACCTGTTTATTGCGCTCAAAAAGAACGCGCATGCGCGTGCGCGACGACAAACCCAACACACCCACAACACCACCCCGGCAACCCGCATAAAATGCGGACTTGGCCTGTGTTGACCATAGAAAATCCACCCAACACAAACCCAACACACCCGCCACACACGCAGTCATGATCATGCTGCCAGCCCCTTAACATGGTCCCAGCCGTCGACATTCCACCCAGCCAGTCTTGCCTTGGCGCGCCACTTAACGACCGCCTCGCCCAGTTCGGCCGCTTTCAATGATGGGGGCAGGGAAGCCTCGGGATCATCGGGGAAGAAAAACGCCGCAAACCGCCGCGTGTTCCCGTCTGTCCAGGGTATCGGGCGGGTCTTCTCCACTACCGAGCTGATGAACAAAGAGAACTTCGTCTGGCTCATAGCGTGCTCCTTATTACGGTGGCACCATTCCAGAAACAGCGCGTACAAGTCCGAAGACTGGCAACAACCCCATAAGCCAGACCCAAGGTCGCCACAGCGCCAGAGGTGCAAGAAGGTCTGCCACGCGGCCCGACTCAGTGCAACGAGACGCTCCCGCGCCTCTGTCTTGGGCGGTCGAGTGCGCTGGTCGAAGTCCCCGATATCGATACCCAACAACCACCCATAAAGCGCTGCCACGCCGCCATTCGCCAGTTCGTACCCGATTGCTTTCTGCCGCTCGACGGGTAGCGTCTCCGTGGGCCACATCACCAGCATCCGGCGGTCACTGTCGCTGATCGGCCAGGGCAGGATCTCGTTGCTCAGGAACACGGCGTTCATGTGGTTGGATTCCTCCCACCCGTTGATGAACTTCGACTCCATCCGAACCGTCTTCCCGGTGATCATGTGCTTGATCTTGCCGACTTGGTTGTAGCGCTGATCGCGGCTTACAACCTCTTCAAATACGGCCCAAAGCTTGCGGCTCTGCCAAGCATTGAAACTACCCTCCAACTGAGTCTGCCCCACCGTGGCCGCGTACTGCCCGTAAAGAGCACCGAACACATCGGCGAACAACAGGCTCTTGCCCGAGCCCTCCATGATCGAGTGCATCAGTACAGCGGTATCCATCTTGGCGCCCAAGTGCTGCAAGGGGTAAGCCAGCCACTTGGTCAGCCAGTCCAGCGCTTTTTCATCATGGTTGCACAGGAAGGAAATCAACCAGCGCAGGTTCTCGCAGGCAGCATCATCACGCACCGGTTCAAGAGGCAAGCCTTCAAACGTATTGATGTACAGACTCGGATCCTTGGTCATGGTCGGGTCGAACACGATGTGATCAACATCTACCACTCGCCTGCTGGGGCTATTGAGCCAAAGTGCGTAGGCATCACCAAGGGCCATCTTGACGGCGCCCTCAGCAATGCGCCGCTTCTTCTCTCGGTCCCATACGTCCTTGGTGCCGTCGATATAGACGTAGCGCTCGATGGGCGACAACTGTAGGGCACCGCCTTTCTTGGACGACATGCGCCGGGCCTGCTCGATCTCCTGCACTTGCTCCGCCGAGGTCAGCTTCTTGTCGGCGAGCTCCATCCATTCTTTCGCCAAAGCTTTGCCGACCAATGCTTCAAACCCAGACTTTTTCATGGTCTTGGCCTTATCGAGATCCCACACGTGCGTGGTGCCTTCGATTAGGGCGAAACGCCGGAAAACGCCACCGATATCGATGCCTTCGCCGCCCCCCGCACCCCCGGTGTCGGAGGAGCTGACCTCACTAGGCGCGCTACCTTCCGATGGGGTATGGGGAAGATCCACGGTTTGCTCATCTGGCGCAGCTGGCTCTAGTTGTCGCGACTCGCCCTCCATTGAGGGGGCGCGGGGAAGCTCGCCCAGCGGTGGCGGCGACGGAGGGCGAGACTTCGCATCGATCCTGAGCATGCGGGCTGCCTCTCTCGTGGCAGCCCGGACATCCCCACCATGCTCCAGAATGCAGAACACATCGAACGCATCATTCTGATGTCCGTTGTTCAGCGGGTCGGAACTGTGATGGGAATAGAGCTTGTCATCTGTGATTGTCACCCCTGGCAGACCACTACTGCTCTGGGGGCACAGCCACTTGTTGCCGATCCGCTTGTATCCGTGCGCCTCAATCAGTGTGGCGAGGTCATGACAGCGATTGAACTCTGGGATCACCTCGGGCAAATCTCGAGAGTTTTGAGTCGCAGGCCGACGAGGCGCTATTTGGACAGGCTTCGCCAATGGTGCCGACTTGGGCTGCCACGGGCAAATCGCCTCCGCACCGCGCTTGAACTCATCCCATCCCTGCCAGATTGCCAGTAGCTCAGGCGGCAGATCCGGTAGACCATCAACTTTGGGCGGGTTGCGCCAGGTATACGGCATGCCGGTATCGGGGTGAATGGACGGCGGCAAAACGTCTTGCACAAGCCCCCCACGCAGCTCCAACACCGTAATTTTCTTAAACGGCTCAGCAGCCATCCGCATAGCGCCTTCCCGATCAAGGTCGCCCGCCTCTTTCGCGGCATTGGCCTGCCCCATCAACGCCTTGAAGATCGAACCGTCGGGGTCGTTCTGGTTGGGCCAGACCAATGAATGTCGGCTCAGCTCTACGCCATCAGGCACACGAAATAGAATACGGCAGCGCGCTGGATTGCCCACCACAGTAGGATGAGCTTCGGATAACGCGTCCAGATCCATGCCAAGCTTCTCGCGCAGCACGAACCGGGTCCATTCAAGATCGTCGACGTCCAATGAACAGATCCGACTCGGGCCAAGAACCACGCCGAGGTTATGCGATGGGTTTTTCTGCCAGAAGTCGTCAGCGGCATCAGCCTCAATGAAGTAACCGCCGGGCTTATTCCAGCCCAAGCCCTTCGGCCCCTTCTCTCCTGGCTCAATCGGCACCAAGGCGAGGCCAAACGTCTCAATGTAACGCCGCGCCCATGCGGCAATCGGCACTCCGTTGCGCTCAATCATCCGCGCCGCTCCCGCAGATCTTGGCAACTAATGCAGGTCTGGCAACCCACAACCGCTTGTTGCCGTTGTAGCGGAATGGCGTCATCGCAATCAACGCAAAACTCGGCGCTAGGCTTGAATACCTGATGCGCACGACGCTGTAGGGCAACCTGCAGGTGATACTCGGCCTGCTCGTTGGCCATATCGATCTGATCAGCCATCGTTGCGGTCCTCCATCGCTTGCCGGGCGCCGGCCATGATGCCCAGCACCTCACGGATAACGTCCATACCGTGCTTTTCAAGATCGAGAACTTCATGCTGCTCCCACTTCTTGTCGGCTACACCGTCGTGCATTTTGGTGACGAACTCGCTCGCCTCATTCAACAGCTTGCCTACAGCCTTTAGCGCCTCATGGGTTGCAGGCACCGGCGTCGGCTTGTACCAAACCGCGCCCGCAGGACGTACCAGGGCATCCAACAAACGCGGATCAGCCGTCAGCCGAATGACCTCCTCCAACTCGTCTGGAGTTAGCCAGCGACGCTCTTCATCAAGCTTCAGCTTCTTCTGCAAGGCGTCGTTGTCGAGCACCATTTCAAAGGCAAGGCGAGTGATACCGCCCGAATAGTCACGCCCGGCGCGATAAAGCGCTTGGCGTAAAGAAAGGACCGGACCAGCGCCCGGCAGCAGATCTGTGCGACTCATAACCGTAAAACCCCCGTTTACGGTGTAGCCATAGGAGCAGGCAAGACCTATCCTACGACCACGACCGATGGCCTTGCTAAACGTGCTGTGCGGCACTGTTCGTCGTTCGAGCCATCTGGACGTATCTTGTGGTGAGAGGATCCAGATGGCGGGTTGTGGCGGCGCTATGCGCCGTCATCGCTGGGCTGGGGGTAATTCTTGTGGTGAGAGCTCCCCAGCCCGGCATTCCTTATGCTGCAGCTGCGCCTCCATCAGGCGGGAATACATCATCCAAGCTGCATATCACTCCCAACGAGTTGAGCGCTGTCACGATAGCCCTGCTATCCGCCAGCCCAGGAACTCGTCGGCCTGATTCATAGTTACTGAGACGCCCCTGCGACCAGCCGAGCGCTTCAGCCAGGGCAACCTGTGAGACTCCCCCCTCGGCGCGAAGCTGCGATATGCGGTTCATGAGAAACTCCAAATGACCAAGCACCAACAAAATAACAACGTTTCGTTGTTTTCACAACACGTTTAGTTTGAGCTGATGTAAACGGAGCGTGATAATTTTTGAGAATGGAATCTCTCGGACAGCGCATCGCCCGCTTACGGCGACAGAATCAACTATCCCAAGGCGCCCTGGCTGATAAGTGCGGCTGGGAGAAGGGACAAGCACGCATAGGCAATTACGAAAGAGATCTTCGCGAACCGAATATCACTGACCTGCGAATGCTTGCTAATGCGCTGGGCGTCTCACTGATGGAACTGATTGAGGGCAGCGAAGACCGTCAAAACTCTCTGGAATGCGACGCCAGCAGTCCCTCCAAAGAAGATTACGCGCTGATTCCCCAATACAGTGCCCTCGGCGCTGCCGGCAATGGCCGACTCAACGATCATGTCGAAGTCAAAGGGGGGCTTGTCTTCAAGCGCGCCTGGCTGAGCAGAATGGCGCTTAGAGAGAAAAATCTGCACGTCATATATGCCCAAGGCCACAGCATGGAGCCGACGATCAGTGATGGCGATGTAGTGCTGCTGGATCAAAGTCAAATTGAGCCACGCGACGGGCGCATCTACCTTATACGCCGCCACGGCGGTGAGCTGATCATCAAGCGCCTAATTCAGGGCGTTACAGGTGGCTGGATTATCCGTAGCGACAACGACGACAAACGCAACTTCCCCGATCAGCCGATTAGCGAAACAGACATCGATAACCTGCAGATCATAGGCAGGATAGTCTGGCATGGCGGCGCCCTCTAGAAGCGGAGCAAAGCATGGAAGCCCCAAAACGAAGAACCTCCCTCACAAAGAAACAACTTGAGACAGAGGCCGGCCTTGAGCTGCTGAACATCTGTCAGTCAATTACGGCAGACGGCAGGATCGCCAACGAAGAGATTCAAGCGATCCATAAATGGCTTGCACAAAATAGCCACACGGACCTTCCAGCAGCTCAATTCCTGTCAGAAGTTCTATCCCGTGCGCTTGAAGACCAAATCGTCACCGAAGACGAACGGCAAGAAATCGCTAAGTCTATCGAGGCTGTGCTACCGCTATCAGAGCGTAAGCTTGCGGTATCGGTTCGCAGACAAGCTGAGATTCAAGCTCAGCAATTGAGGCGTGAAGCTGAGGAAAGCTCCAAACAAGAAGCTCGCGAACTCAAGAAGCTAAATCGCCCGCTTGCCACTGCCGACTTCATGGTAGCCGGTACCCGGCATAATGGCCGAGACGAAATCATTGATATCGAGATTAGAGCTGGGTCCATCGTAACGCTCAAGCGGGAAAGAGATAACCGCCACAGCCGCTTTGCAATTGCTGTTATGACAGAAAGTGGGGAATGCATTGGCCACGTCCCCGAAGATTACGCAAGAGACCTTGCACCAATACTAGATCAAGGCGCATCACAAACCGCGAGCGTAAAGAAAGTTCTCGAGTACAGCTCAGGGCCTGTGCCCGTTGTCGTTGCACGCCTATACGACCCACGCGCCAAATTACAAATCCTTCCAACTGAAGCGGCCAAAACACCTGCAGGGCAGCCCGGAAAGCCAGGCTGGCGCATCGTTGCAGGCATAGTAATCACACTTTTCGTTTTGATGGTCATCATCGCAAACAACTAAACGTGTTGACATAAAAACAACAATGCGTTTTATTTGTCTCGCCTTCCTCTCACCACAGAGAACGAGACATGCCACACGCACAGCACACACACTGCAAAATCTATTTGCATCCATCGATCTGCAGCAGCCGTTCCGCGGTTGACGCAATCCAACGCCGTACCGGACTGCTGGTCATCACCAATCCGAAAGGCCACGCACAGGCCGTACCTGCTAGCGCCTTGTCGAACCCGTTCGGAGGCGCCGTAGCATGAGCCAGTACTCCGTTCCGTTCGCCAAACAAGAACTGCTGCATCACATCCTCCAAGTAGGCGGCAGCGCAACCTGCCCGCTCTACCGTCCCGAAACGTCCATCAACGCGGATATCGACGTTGAGCTCTGCGACGAGTCAACCCATATCAAAATCGCTCTCGGCGACCTAACCGGATCGCTGACCCTCAAACGCCGCGACCGGGCCAACCACCTGCACCTGCGGGACTTCATTCAAGACGTCGCCAACGGACGCATTGAGTCCGCACGGCCAACCGATCAAGCCATTGCCTTGATGGAAGCATTCGACAGCGTGGCGCAGGTGATTCATGAGGGCCAGGTTGCCTACGTCACACCTACCACATCAACCGAGTTTCCACTTGGCGCAGTGGTCACTGACGTAGAGGGACAAATCTGCGCAGCAGCACAAGGGAAAACCAAAGAATCGCTGGCCGAACTGGTTCGCCTGAAGCTGCGGCCCCACCCAGAGGGGCACGGGGAGCATCTATGAGCGAAACGCTTGCACAACTTCGTCGGCAATGGGCGACCCCTTGCCCAACTCTCACCGCAGTCCGAGAGCACTACTTTCCACACATTCGCACAGACGAGCATTTGCGAAAAGAAATCAGGAAAGGCCGCATTGGACTCAAGCTGACCAAGCTGCACGGTTCCAACCGGGCAAAGCCCGTGGTCTACCTGCACGACCTTGCTGCCTATCTGGACGAGCAAGCCGAAAACGCAGCGTAACAAGGCGACCCCGGCCAACAGGGGCAACAACAACCCGCCGCCAACCTCTCACCACGGTACCCACGCCGGCGGCGGGCAACCTTTGGAGCACAGCACATGCAACAGCATTACATCCTCGCACTGGCCACCCTGTGGCTCTTCACGCTGGCTATCCTGCCGTTCCTGTTCAGCGTCGCCCGACGCCGCGCTTTCGAGAATGGCCTGACAGCTGGAAAGGCCTCAGGGCAAGCAGTGAATAACCACCACATCAAAACGCTAGAAAAGACCTTGGCCGACAAAGTCACCGAGCTTGAGGACGCGAAGAAGAATTTCACCCAGGCCATGAACGCCCGCCGCGATGTGATCGCCGAGCTGGAAGCCCGGATCATGTCTTACACCGGGCTGGCCGTGACCAGGGCCGATTACAACCTCTTGACCGATGCAGCCGAGACGCTGGCACTGGCCGAGAAAACGTGGAAAGTCGCCCCGGGCACCGAGCCGTGGCGTAAACGGGCGACTCAGCAGCGTCAGGACATCCTAGCGCTCGCCATGCGCGTCCACGCCCAATTGCGCGCCACCCCTGCAACGGCCGCTACAGCGGGGGAAGCCGCATGACTGCCGCCCTTCAGATCAACACCCAAGGTGCGCAACAGCACATTCTGCCCTTCCAGCACGAACTATACGTCGACTTGTTCGCTGGCGCCGGCGGTGCCAGCAGCGGCGGAGCCCGCGTCTACCGCGATCCCGACGTGGCCATCAACCACAACCCCGTCGCTATCGCGGTCCACCGGGCAAACCACCGCAACACCCGCCACTACATCAGCGACATCTACGAGGTCGACCCACTGGAGGCGACCGGCGGGCAGCCCGTGGGCATCCTATGGGCCTCGCCAGACTGCCGCCATTTCAGCAAGGCGAAAGGCGGCGCCCCACGCAGCAAGAGCGTGCGGTCGCTGCCCTGGGTCGTGGTGCGCTGGGTCTACGCGACACGCCCACGCCTATTCTTGATGGAGAATGTCGAAGAGTTCCAGGCATGGGGACCACTGGACGAACACGGCAAACCGATCAAATCCGAGATGGGCCGCACCTTCAAGGCATTCGTTGCATGCCTCACCACTGGCCTGGCAGCAGATCACCCGGACATGGGCGAGATCATGGAGTGTATCGGTCAATGGGTGCCAATGGACGCCTTGGTGCGCGGCCTAGGTTGTGACGTGCAGTGGCGCGAGCGCCGCGCCTCGAACGCCGGGTCGCCAACTATCCGTAAGCGCCTGTTCCTCATAGGCCGCACGGACGGCCGCCCAATCGTCTGGACGAAACCGAAGCGTCACGAGAAGCCACAACCTGGTCAGCTGCCATGGCGAACCGCAGCCGAGTGCATCGACTTCTCCGACCTCGGAAAGAGCCTCTTCGCCAGAAAGCGCCCCCTGGTCGACAACACTTGCCGACGTGTGGCAAAGGGCTTCTGGCGCCACACTGTGATGGCAGAGCATCCCTTCGTGCTCCAGCTCAACGAGCAGCAGTTGGCGGCCGCGAGCCTTACCGAGTTCGCAAACGCGAGCACGCAACGGACATTCAGCGCTGACGAGCCGCTGCGCACGCAGGTAGCGCAGATCAAAGGCGGCCACTTTGCCCTGATGACCGCCTCAATGATCACCCTACGAAAGGGCTCAATCGGCGGCGGCACGAACCACGCTGTCGCATCGAGCCACGTTGAGCAAGCCAACGGCGGGTTCTACAAGGGTGACGGGCGAGCAGCAGAGATGCCACTGAGCACCATTCTCGGACGCGGCACCAATCAGCGGCTGGCCACTGCATACTTGGTGAAGTACTACGGCACTGGCGGACAGTGGCAGGGCATGGGCGAACCGATGCACACCCTGCCGACCAAGGAACGCATGGCACTGGTCACCACCGTCCAGGTGCACGCCGCGATCCTACCGCCCGAGCTGCTGGAAAAAGCCCGCAAGTCTGCTCGCTTCCTGCACAAGTACCTACCGGAACACTTCCCCGAGCCGGTCGACGTGGTGCTGCTGGGGGAACACGCCCTGGTCGACTTCACCCTGCGCATGCTCAAGGCACCCGAACTTAAGCTCGCCCAGGGCTTCAGCCCCGACTACATCCTTGATCGCGGCCTGTTCGAGAACCCTGAAACCGGCCAGCTGGAGTGGCTCCCCATCAAGAACACCGACCAGATCCGATTGATCGGCAACAGCGTCTGCCCCGACGAAGCAGAGGACCTGATCGCCGCCAACGCGAAAGACCTGATCGATCTGTACCAGCAGGAGGCAGCATGAGCACATATCGGCACCGCTGGTACACGTCCGAGGGTTACGACGGCGGCCTGCATCACTGCAGGAAGTGCGACCGCAGTGCCCAAGGCGACCGACCCGAAGCCCACGACTGCCCAGTGTCCGACGCCGAGCACAACGCAGCCGCTTGGCTCGGCCCGACCGGGCTTTACCGCACTCGCCTGGAAGCCGTGCAGAACGGTGAGCAACGCATAGAGCCCGTATCTGCGGAGCAACTGTTTGTATATGCGCGTGCCCTCGTCCTCATGCAGATCACTGAGGGCCGCCGTGATGCCTAAATCAGCACGCATCTGGCAAGCGATCAGCCTGCTTTTGGCTGTTGCGCTAGCCGCCGCTCTCATTGCCATTCATCAGCACATAGCAACTAGCCATCACACCACCGGCACGTTACCGACTGTTAACAGCCTCAGTGACGCACCGACTCTTGTGTTGAGTCCCGCTGCCCGCCGCCCTCATGAGAGGTATTCGCTGTGAACACCACGACGACCTATCAACCGGCAGTCCGAACAGTAAAGGGAATGCAGCCGCTGATCCGACCAGCCATGTCCATCATCTGCGACGTGTGCGGCAAAGCACGGACTCGCAAGGGCGGCCACGACAAATGCTCCAAGATCCGCCAGGCGGCGGGCTTCATCATCAAGCGGGAGACCAAGGCATGAGCGTCGATATCCTAAAGCTGAAGGCGCTCGCCACAGCGGCGAAACGCGATTGGTACGACTACGTAGCACTCAACGACTACGGCACGGCGATGCCGCCAGCGGTGACTTTGGAGTTGATCGCAGAAATCGAGCGCCACCGCCAGGTAAACGCCGAGGGCTGCAAGCCCGAGATCAGCATCATGCCCGTCGGCATGTCCTGCGCCGCAGTTGCGACCGGACACAACCTGGACGAAGCAGAGGGCGGTACGCCCGACAACAACATCCTGCCGGTAGTGGCGGTCGAGGGCGACCAACTGGTGATCCGCATCACCACCGAGTGCCTGCTGCACGCCGTCACATGCTCCTCGCAGTGGCCAGCCAACGAAGCCGGCTCGCCGATCAGCATCAACAACGGGCCGCTGCTGATACAGGAAATCATCCACGAGCTGCAGCGCGAGGACGAGCAGGGCACAAACCCAATGCATCAGTTGTTTGACGACGCCGCCCTGGCCGCTCTGGACAATGGCAGCGAGGCAGTGAGCTATGACGAATAGCACCATGAATACAACGGCACCCAGACCACGCATGGCCACGCACAGCCTTGATCTGCCTGCGATCTGTGATGTGTGCGGCAAGGGCAGGTCCACCCGTCAGCACGCCAAGTGCAGCAAGATCCGCCAACACCGAAAAAGCGCTGAATGGAAATCCTACATGGCCAACGCGGCCGCGAAACAAGCATTGGGGAGACGCGCATGAGCCTTCCGCGCTGGGTAATGATCAAACGAGCAGCCGAACTCACCGGGTACAGCGAGGATGCCATCAGGCACAAGGTCAAGGACGGCACCTGGGCACAGGGCCGGATCTGGCGAAAAGCCCCCGATGGACGCATTGCAATCAACATGACGGAGTACGACAAGTGGGCCGAGAGCGCACCGCAGGAAGCGGCTTAGAGATAGAGCTGGCAAAGCACAAGGGCATCGAGATACACGGCGGCAATTTACGCGTCGTGTTTATGTGGCGCCGCATTCGTTGCCGGGAGTCCTTAGGACTCCCTATCACCAAAGCCAACATCAAGCATGCCGCCCTACTCAGGGCGGCGATTCTTCATGAAATCAAAATAGGGACGTTCGACTATGGCCGACACTTCCCAAACTCCAAGCACGCCAACAACTACAGCACTGCCAAGGATGAACGCCTATCCGCACTCATGGCGCGATACAAGCCGCTGAAAGCTGTGGATATCACACCCATGACAGAAGAAAAGTACGGCTATGCACTGGACATCTGCGTGGACCTGATCGGCGCAGACCGCCTCGCCGGAGTACTGCTACCTGAGGACATCCAACTGCTGCGAACAAAGCTGATCGCTGACCGCGCACCGTCAACGAGCAACCACTACCTCGCAACTTTCGCCGGGTTCCTCGCCTGGTGCGAGAGCAACCGCTACTGCAAAGCAGGCCTAGCCGCTGCCTGTACTCGTTTCGCAATGAGCGACAAAGATCCAGATCCGCTGACACAGGATGAGTTTGAACAGCTGATCAGTAAGGGGTGCCTACACCCACAGGATGTTGCAGCAGTCACCCTAGCCGTTTACACCGGGATTCGACCCGGAGAAATGTGCGCACTAGCAGCAGAAGATGTCGACCTTGCCACCGGGCAGATCCACATCTCCCGCGCAATCACCGCCGACAAAACCTTCAAAGTACCCAAGACCGGTAAACCACGCTCAATCTTGCTGATGCCCCCGGCGTTGGAAGCATGCCGCACTCTGTTGGGGCTGGTGGCTGATCACCCGAAACAGCAGATCAAGGTCTACCACAACCGGCATGAGAGCCGAGACGAGCTGGTCACACCTCTACTATCACCAACAACCCAGGCTAGGAAGAAACTCATCAACCACTGGTTTGTGTCGACGGCATGGAACACTAAGTGGGCCGCGATCCAGCGACGAGCCGGAATCCGACCGCGCCGGCCATACCAAACGCGACACACCTATGCGTGCTGGTGTCTAACAGCTCGTGGCAACCTGGCATTTATTGCAAAACAAATGGGCCACAAAGACTTCACCATGCTAGTTGAAGTCTATGCGAAATGGATGGATGATGAGTCGCCCGATGAACTAAAGAGGATCTGGTTAGAACTATCGAGGACTTTCAACCGCGATAGACCGCCTCATGCATCCGGCAGAAATGAATTGAAAGCTTAAAGGACAACAGGTAGAAGCCAAGCTGATTCAGCGACCTAACTTTGCGCTTTTCGGCTTGGGCTTCAAAAGCCTTATACGGAATAGACGACACCATATCCAACATGGCCACGCTTTCCAAAGTCCCCTCTACCGAAGCCGGAAGATAAATTAAATTAGTCATGTGCTGAGCCTTGATCGCAGCAATCTTGCCTTTAACATCCTTTTCTGGAAGTGCGGCAAGAAGCAACTTCTCATAGGCAGCCAGACCAATAAGAGGCGCATAGGTAACATGAACTGGTGTATGCCTAACATTAGTTTTATCAATATCACAGGTATTTGACAAAATAATCGCCTGGATATTTTCCTTACGTCCTGACAAGGTAATGTGAGGTATTCCTTCCCAGCAATCCCCCTGGAAAACCTCTGCCTGAAACTCCTGAGTAAAAATGTTTGAGCGCCCTGAAAAGTCTTTCATAGCGCTCGCCAGACCACGCTTTTGGTCGTCGGTCAGGTAATAGGGAAGAAAGTCCTTATAGTCAAACCCTGCAATATCCATCTACCGATTACTACCTAAGAACCAAGTCCCAAAAATTATCTTCGATCACTTCGAGGTATTCGGAGCCCAATGTTTCAAGGCCGCTTGCGATAGAAGTGGCAAAGCCGATAGATGCGTTCTGCAATACCTGGTCCGCTGAAATAGCAGCGATCTGATAGGTCAATCCAAGCCCAAGGGTCGGACTATTGATGCTTTCAGCGTATACAGATACGTTTGAAAGATTGGAGGTAGATATCTGCCGCATCCTATCCATGGATTCATCCTGACCATTCAAGTCTACGAAGGAGGTGCTCATCAGAATGACACCCGCCGCTACGAGACCAACAGTAGCCGGAGCAGTTACAACCCTATAGTTACTCATAGCTTGGCTCCAAATGCTTCAAGGCCAATTCAGAGATAGCGTCAAAAACTGTCTTTTTGTTTGCATCATGCAGAGCAGTAGCTCGCTCAACCAACCTACTTGCAAACGCACCTGAGTCTTCTGCAGGTATATCCATGACCGAATCTACGTCGATTAACGGACCTTGCAGCGGGCGGCCATCGAAAAGCTGCGTCATAGCACTGGAGATGAGCTGAACCGTCTGGATTACGCCATCCTGAACTGCACTGACCTTAATATGAAAATTGTCCTTGCCATCAATACTGCCGACAGCGAGGTTCATATTGAAGCACTCGGACGCCGGGATAGGGATGGAATCAAGGATATCAACGTACTTGATAGAGCAGCGATTTACGGTCGTGATCAACCCCGTTTCGAGAGCGACGCCAAAGGCCTCCTCGATCTTCTGAAGAAAATCCGCCCATCCAGCATAGGGAAGCTTAGATGCCACGGCGAAAATACGGTCACCAATAAGGATCCAGTAATTTCCCCAGCTGCACTTCGTCAGCGGCAGATGCTGAAAGTTAGGATCCGCGTCCCGTATCTCTTTGGGCATCGAATGCGGAGGCAACTGCTCCATGGACAGGGAGCCGCTCAGCTTGCTGTATAAAATGCCAGGCAGCATCGCAGCCACTGGGGCGGAGCTTTCGAAGCGCATCTCGAAGACAGCTTCGATCATTGGCTCCCTACCCAGCTTCGACGGAAGAATTTTACCTGTCCCAGATCCTGCCACCTGACCCACTCCTAACCTCACCGTTCTCGACGATATTGACAGCCGCCCAGCCGATTCGACTCACATGCGGCCTGTATGCAAAAATGCAAATAATTATCGTTAACGTAAAATACCATTACACCTTGCGCGGAGTGTAGGGGATGCCGTGTGCGAAATCCATGCGGATTTGCGTCCTTAATTGCACGCGTGGTAGCTCAAGTTCTACTTTGTATGCGCGGGGCGCCCGGAACCCCATATGCCGTGATACCCTTGCAAACAATTGGTCTGGCTTCGGCGCCCCTCACGGCTTCGCTAAGCAAGTAAACGCTCTAAATGCCCCAGAAATGCCCCAAGCCTTTTCTAAGATCGTTCTAACGCCTTGATGAATAAAGCAATTTCCGATTTTTCCGCACACACTCCGATGATGCAGCAATACTGGAAGCTGAAGAACCAGCACCCAGATCAGCTGATGTTCTACCGCATGGGCGATTTCTACGAAATCTTCTACGAAGATGCGAAGAAAGCCGCAAAACTCCTGGACATTACCCTGACTGCCCGTGGGCAGTCCGCGGGCCAGTCGATCCCCATGTGCGGTATCCCCTTCCATGCAGCTGAAGGCTACCTGGCCAAGCTGGTGAAACTGGGAGAGTCGGTGGTGATCTGCGAGCAGATCGGCGATCCGGCAACCAGCAAAGGGCCGGTCGAGCGCCAGGTCGTACGTATTATCACCCCAGGCACGGTCAGCGATGAGGCGTTGCTTGATGAACGCCGTGACAACCTGATCGCTGCCGTACTGGGCGATGAACGCCTCTTTGGCCTTGCAGTACTGGACATCACCAGCGGCAACTTCACCGTTCAGGAGCTCAAGGGCTGGGAGAACCTGCTGGCCGAGCTGGAGCGAATCAACCCGGTGGAACTGCTGATCCCGGATGATTGGCCACAAGGCTTGCCAGCCGAGAAGCGTCGTGGCGCCAGACGCCGGGCACCCTGGGACTTCGACCGTGACTCAGCCCGCAAGAGCCTGTGCCAGCAGTTCGCAACCCAAGACCTTAAAGGTTTTGGCTGCGAGAAGCTGACCCTGGCCATCGGTGCTGCCGGTTGCCTGCTGGGCTACGCCAAGGAAACCCAGCGTACCGCCCTGCCCCATCTTCGCAGCCTCAAACACGAACGGCTTGACGATACTGTCGTACTCGACGGTGCCAGCCGCCGCAACCTTGAGCTGGACGTCAACCTCGCAGGCGGTCGCGACAATACCCTGCAATCGGTCATCGACCGCTGCCAGACCGCCATGGGCAGCCGTTTGCTGACCCGTTGGCTGAACCGCCCCCTGCGCGACCTGAAGGTGCTGCTGGCACGCCAGAGCTCCATTCGCTGCCTCCTCGATGGCTACCGCTTTGAAAAGCTGCAGCCACAGCTGAAGGAAATTGGCGACATCGAACGGATCCTGGCCCGGATTGGCCTGCGTAATGCCCGCCCTCGCGACCTGGCTCGCCTGCGCGATGCACTGGGTGCATTGCCTGAGCTGCAAAACGCAATGGCCGAGCTGGAGGCACCGCACCTGGCACGCCTGGCGGCTATCGCCGGCACCTACCCGGAACTGGCTGACCTGCTGCAAAAAGCGATCATCGACAATCCGCCTGCGGTGATCCGCGACGGCGGCGTCCTCAAGACGGGCTATGACAGCGAGCTGGACGAGCTGCTGTCGATGAGCGAAAACGCCGGCCAGTTCCTGATTGACCTGGAGGCTCGCGAGAAAGCTCGTACCGGCCTGGCCAACCTCAAGGTCGGCTACAACCGTGTCCACGGCTACTTTATCGAACTGCCCAGCAAGCAGGCTGAACAGGCACCTGCCGACTACATCCGTCGCCAGACCCTCAAAGGTGCCGAGCGCTTTATCACGCCTGAGCTGAAAACCTTCGAAGACAAGGCGCTGTCGGCTAAAAGCCGCGCATTGGCGCGGGAGAAAATGCTCTATGAAGCGCTGCTGGAAAACCTGATCAGCCATCTGCCGCCCTTGCAGGACACTGCCGCGGCACTGGCAGAGCTGGACGTCCTGAGCAACCTGGCAGAGCGCGCGCTGAACCTCGATCTGAACTGCCCAACGTTCGTCGACGAGCCGTGCATGCGGATCAGCCAGGGGCGCCACCCGGTGGTCGAGCAGGTACTGACCACCCCGTTCGTGGCCAACGACCTGGCACTCGATGACAACACCCGCATGCTGGTGATAACCGGTCCGAACATGGGCGGTAAATCCACCTACATGCGCCAGACCGCATTGATCGTGCTCATGGCACACATCGGCAGCTTCGTACCGGCGGCCAGTTGCGAGCTGTCGCTGGTTGACCGCATCTTCACCCGGATCGGCTCCAGCGATGACCTGGCCGGCGGCCGCTCGACCTTCATGGTCGAGATGAGCGAAACCGCCAACATCCTGCATAACGCTACCGAACGCAGCCTGGTGCTGATGGATGAAGTGGGGCGCGGCACCAGTACCTTTGACGGCCTGTCGCTGGCCTGGGCCGCAGCCGAGCGCTTGGCGCAACTGCGCGCCTATACGCTGTTCGCCACGCACTACTTCGAGTTGACCGTACTACCCGAGAGCGAACCGCTGGTAGCCAACGTGCACCTCAATGCCACCGAACACAACGAACGTATCGTGTTCCTGCACCATGTACTGCCTGGCCCGGCCAGCCAGAGCTACGGCCTCGCGGTTGCCCAACTGGCCGGCGTACCTGGCCCGGTTATTCAGCGTGCCCGCGAACACCTGAGCCGCCTGGAAACCGCGAGCCTGCCGCATGACGCAGCGCCTGTAGCCGACAGAGGCGCGCCAGCGGTGCCGCACCAGAGCGATCTGTTCGCCAGCCTGCCGCACCCGGTGCTGGAGGAAATCAGCAAAACCGATATTGATAACCTGACACCTCGTCAGGCGCTCGAAATGCTCTATACACTAAAGACTCTGATCTAA